CCTCCTTGAGACTGGACGGCAGCGGCAGGACGCCAAGATCGACGAGCAGGCCCGGCAGATTCTTGAGCAGGCCCGGCAGATCACCGAGCAGGCCCGGCAGATAGCCGAGCAGGCGCTACAGATTGCCAAGCAGGCGCTACAGATTACGGAACAGTCGAAGCAGATCACCGATACCACGGTCCAGTTTGCCGATCAGGCGTGCAAGATAGCGGAGCTGCGCGAAGGGGTGCGGCAGCTCGACGATCAGATCCGGGGGTTGAGCATCGTCCCCAAGTGGACGGAGGCGGCGACGGAATGAGCCTTATTACATTTGACGCGGTTTCATTTGCTCCATTTCCTTTCGGGTGGGAACCTAAGCGTCGTGGGGGTGGGTGGCGGGCATTTTACGGAGGGGCAGGTGAGCAAGAAACATCCAGGCTTTAAGAAGGTGCAGGGGCAGATAGCCCGCAAGCAGGGCATCAGCCAGGAGAGGGCCGGGGCTATCCTCGCCTCGTCGAGCAGGAAGGCCAGCGCGAAAGCCAAGAGGAGAAACCCACGGCTGAGGCGCGTGAAGGGCAAGGGACACTCAAAGGATAGGTGAGATGGGACGCATGAGAACGTGGTGGATCTTCGGTTTTGAGCGATGGGGCGGCCTGCGTCCCGCTGAAATGACTACGGCGCGGGGCGAGCGATACGTGCCGCTGTTTCGGAGCCTGTGGCTGCGATGCCGCTAAAGAGGGGCAGATCCAGGCGGGCGATGAGTGCGAACATCCGCGAGCTGCGCCATAGTGGCAGGCCCTTGAAGCAGGCCATCGCCATAGCCTACCGGGTGGCGGGCAGGTCTAAGAAGCGGCGGAAGGCGCGGAAGAAGTGACGGAGAACGGCCACGCCAACGGGGCGGCCAACGGCAACGGCAACGGGGAGCTGACCGGGAAGCAACGGGCCTTTGTTGATGCTTGGTTCAGCCTGCGATACAACGGTGTTGCGGCGGCGAGGGCGGCTGGATACCAGGGCGATGACAATTCACTGGCCGCTATCGCCTCGCAAAACTTAAGAAAGCTAAAGGTCAAGGAGGAGATTGAGCGACGCTGGGCAGCGCATGGCGTGACCTCGGCTGAGGTGCTGGCCGTGCTGACCAGGCAGATGAGGGCTACCCCCACCGACTTTATCAGCGAGTGGGGCGGCGTCGACCTTGACCTTGTGCGGGCCAACGGCGCCGGCGTGGTCGAGGAGATCCGTTTCGGCAAGGACTCGGTAACGCTCAAGATGGCCTCCCAGCAGAAGGCGGCCGAGCTGATCGGTAAGACGATGGGAATGTTTAGGGATGTGGTCGAGGTGGACGGCGACCTGACCATCATCATGGATGAGTAAGATGTGGCTAAGTGGTCGGATGTCTGCGGGTTCTGGCCCAAGCAGAAGGAAGCTACCAGGGAATCGGACGCCCACCAGTTCACGTTGTTCGGCGGCAGCCGTGGCCCAGGTAAGAGCCGGTGGCTGCGCTGGAACCTCGCCCGCCAGGTGCTCCGCCTGCGTGGGAGCGGCGTCAAAGATCCGATGGTCGGCCTGTTCTGCGAGACCTACCCTGAGCTGGAGGACCGCCAGATCTCCAAGATTGTGTCAGAGTTCCCTCGCGCCTGGGGCCGGGTGCGCTCTACCCTCACCGCCGGCCTTGGGTTCTACTTTCGGGGCGGTGGGATGATTGCCCTTCGCAACCTGGACGACCCGGAAAAGTACCAGTCGGCAGAGTTCGCCGCCGTTGGGGTGGACGAGCTGACCCGCAACGGCAAGGACGTATTCGACACGCTGCGGGGTAGCTTGCGCTGGCCGGGTGTGCCACGTCCCAGGTTCATGGCGGCCACCACGCCGGGCAACATCGGCCACCTGTGGGTCAAAGACCTGTGGGTAGATGGTATGTTCCCGCCTGAGATGGAGCCGCTGCGCCCTGAGTTCGCATTTGTGCCGGCCCTGCCCGACGACAACCCCAGCCTGCCGCCCGAATACTGGCAGATGCTTGAGACCCTTCCGCCTGAACTGTCCCGCGCCTGGCGCTATGGTGACTGGGACGTGTTCGAGGGCCAGGTGTTTGCCGAGTGGCGCCGGCACCTGCACGTCATCGAGCCGACGGAGATCCCCGACCACTGGCCCAGGTGGCGGGCGGTCGACTGGGGATATGCCTCGCCGATGGCCGTGCTGTGGCTGGCCCGCAACCCTGACAACGGGCGGACGGTGGTCTATCGGGAGCTGTACGAGGCCGGGCTGACCGACCCGGAGCAGGCCACCAGGATCGTAGGCGCTGAGTCCGACGAGTACGACGGGGAGATCGTCGAGACCGGGGAGCGGGTGGAGGCGACGCTGGCCGACCCTTCGATGTGGACCAAGCGGACCATCGAGCGCAAGGCGATCAGCAGCGCCGACGTGTACGCTACCTGCGGGGTGAAGCTGACGCGGGCGGACAACGATCGGATCGCCGGGGTGCGCCGGGTGCATGAAGCCCTCGCCGTCCAGCCTGACGGGCTGCCCAACCTGCTCATCTTTTCCAACTGCGTCAACCTGATCCGCACCCTGCCGGCCCTGCCACGCGACGAGCACAACCCGGAGGACGTGGACACAGGGGCGGAGGACCACCCCTTTGACGCTCTCAAGTATGGCCTATCCTACAAGGTGCGCGGGCCTCGCCGGCCGCCTGAGCCGGGGCGCGACCCGTGGGCGAGAGTGAGACGGAGTAACTGATGGCAAAGACCAGGACACCCGAAGAACTGCTAAAGCTGTGCGAAGAAACGATCTCGGCCTACGGCACGCGGGACAGCAACGCCGACACGCTGGAGGGGTACTACTTTCTGACCAGCGCCAAGGACAAGAACCAGACCAGCGCGACGGAGGGAGTTGAGATCGTCCACAACCCGCACGGCACCGAGGCCATTGACCTGGTGCAAGACCTTGTCGCAGGCGCCGGGCTGACCATCGCCGTGCCGGCCAAGGGCGACCGCAAGAAGGACAAAGACCTGGCCGACGCCGCCGAGCTGTTCCTGCGCTCCCTGCTGTGGGAGTCGGCAAGAGCCCAGGGGCAGCAGCTCGTCGACCGGGCGGCCTGGCTGGCGGGTATGCGCGGCTGTGTGTGCGGGCGGGTGATCCCCGTCCACACCAGACTCAAGGCCAACGACGAGGGCGATAACTGGGTGCAGACCGATAGCCTGCCGCTGACCATCCAGATCAGAGATCCCCGCTACGTCTATCCAGAGTTCGGCACAGATGGGATTGCTTACGTGGTCGAGCGCAGCGATAGGACGGTGCGCGACATCCAACAGAGCTACGGCGAGAGCGTGCTGCCCGGCCGGTCTATCACCGACAAAGTAAGCTGGACCGAATACTGGGACGCGACCCGGTTCCTGTACTGGGCGGATAACCAGCTTGTCCCGGTCAAGTCGATGAGTGCCGCCTACAAGCGGGCGCGGTCGGACCTGCACGCTTACGGCGGCATCCCCTACGTGTTCGAGTTCGCCCGGCAGACCGCCAAGAAGGAGCCCGACCTGCGCGTTCGCCCTCTCCTGGCCTCGGTGGATAAGGTGATCGACACCCTGGACCTGCTCGACTCAATGGGCCTGACGTTCGTCAAGCAGTACAACGGCGACGCGATTGCCGTCTACTCGGAGGAGATGAGCAAAGAGGGGGCCGATCCGCTCAACTTGAGCCCCGGCGCGGTCAACTATATGAAGCCCGACGAAAGGATAGAGTGGATCAGGGGAGGCCGGCAGCCGTTGGAGATCGAGAAGGAACGGATGAAGTACGACGGCCTGCTGCAACGGGGAACATTCCCCTACTCGCTCTATGGGCAAGACCCCGGTCGCATCCTGGCCGGCTACGCCCTGAACCTGCTGAACCAGTCAGGCCAGATGCGCGTCCGGCCCATCGTGGAGTGCATCGAGCGGCTGATGTCGGGCCTGTGTTCCAAGGCGCTGATGCTGGCCGAGAACCACCTGGCCCCGATGCTGGGCGGCAAGATCGAGGTCTACACCGTGGCCGACCGGGAGATGGAGACCGGCGAGAAGCGCAAAGTCAGGGACGTGGCGACCTTCGACGCGGAGGAACTGGCCGGGTACTGGCAGGTGGACGTGAGCCTGGGTGAGTTGATGCCGGCCGACGAGCAGAGCAACGTAGTCCTCGCCCTCAAGGCAGGGGAGCAGGACAAGAACGGGCGCCCGATGCTGTCATGGGAGACGCGGGTTGAGCGGTTCAAGCTGACCGATAGCCCGGCCAAAGAACGGGAGCGGATCGACCGGGAGATGGCCCTGAATGACCCGGAGGTGCAGGCCCTCGTCTCGGCGGTGATGAAGGCGGTCGTCATCAAGGAGAAAACTGAGGAGCTGGCAAAGCTGGACGTGGACGCAAAGAAGATATTGGCCTCGGTGCAGCAGGCCAAGCTACAGATGCCGCAGATCCCGCAGATGCCCGGCGGAGGCGCGCCTCCGCAGATGCCCCAACAGCCGCCGCCAATGCAGGGACCGCCGCAGGGCCTACCACCTGAGATGCTGGCTGCCGGGATGCAGGGCCAGCTCATGCCGGGCGCCGAGATGCCGCCTGAGATGATGGGCCAGCTACCGCCTGAGCTCGCCGGCCTGCCGCCTGAGCAGTTGGCGCAGATCATGGCACAGATGCAGGGAGGGATGTGATGGCTGCCGTTGCGTGGTGTATGGGCCGGGAAAAGTGCGAAAGGCTGACGGTTAGGCCAGGTTGTGTTACCTGTCCGTGGCCGGAGAAGCTACACCCTGCCGATCGTGTTGCTCAAGCCGTCGCAGATGCAAGGGGGTATGGAGTGAACGACAAGCTGATCGAGCGGTTGGTGCGCGAAGATAAAGAGTGCAAGCGGTGGTATGCGATCTCCCTTGGCCTCGGTATTCTTGCT